GGGGGCGCCGATCGTGATGGTCGGGTTGGTGGTGTAGCCCTTGCCGGGGTTGGTGATGGTGATGCTCACCACCTTGCCGTGGTTGCCACCGGTGCCGAGCACCGCCACGGCGGTAGCGCCGGAGCCGGCGCCGCCGGTGATGGTCACAGCCGGGGCAGTGGTGTAGCCCGAACCCTGGGTCTGGACCGCGATCGACAGGATGCCGTTGCTGGTGCGCTGGTGAGTGAAGCCAGGAGCGATGAGGATGCGAGGTGCGAAGCCGACGGCGTTCTCCGCCGCGAGGAAGGCGTGCACGCCCTCGTAGGCCCCGGTGGCGCCGTCGATGCCGCCCACCACGTTGTCGATGGTTGCGCCCTCGTTCGCGCCCTGCTCGACGCGGATCACCACGACAACTGCGCCGGCCTGGTCGTAGATCAGGTCGAGCGCCGGCTGCAGCGTGCCGTCTTCACCCAGACCGGCCATCTCGCCGCGGCGGGTGACCAGCACCGGAGTGTTGAGGGGGAACTTCTCATCGTCCGCGTCGGGTGCAGTGCCGATGAGGCCGATCACCGAGGATCGAACGGTCTGGATCGGCCGGGCCCCAGTGTCAATCTGGAGGACCTCTACGCCGTGGAGAAAGGTCGTTGTCATAGGTAGGAGGGTCCTCCTGTCTGGTTGATTCTAGGGGTGCTGGCCTGTGGGCTCACTCCCAGGTGATGTTCACGGCGCCTGCGTCGAAGGCGTCGGTGCCGTTGGCGGTAACGATGCGCAGGTAGTTGAGCACGCCGGCCAGCTCGATGAAGCCGCCGGAGACAATCGCGCCAGCCGTGCCGCCCGTGACCAGCTGGCCGGATGCGACCCAGGAGTTGCCGCCGATGTTGTTGAAGGTGAGAGTGCCGAAGTGGCTGTAGCTGGCGGCGTTGCTGAAGATGGGGATGCCGTTGGTGGAGCTCACTGGCGCGACCCCGCTGGCCCAGGAGAAGACGCTGTGGCCGGTGTAGCCCGACGTGGTGGGAGCGCCGCCGGTGCCGAGCTGCACCAGGATGTTGGACGTGCCGTTGGTGGAGACGAACCAGAGGTGCAGGGTGACCCGCCGGGCCCAGGAGGGGATGCCGGTGAACTCCTTGGCCACGCCGCTGGTCGTGGCCTGCTGGGTGCCGAGACGGATCAGCGACTCGCCCATGTCGTTGCGGCCGAGGCTGTTGTCTTGAACGTCAGCTCCTGTGATGGTCGAGTCCGACACCATGGCGCCGGGAATCCTTTGCAGTGGCATGGGTCAGGAAGGCGAAGTGAAGAACGGTGGCGACGCAGAACTCATCACAGTTCAGCGGACAAAGCGTAGAAGGCAGATGCAATGCCTGCTCCGCCAGTTGTGTTGGACACAATCACGTCCATGTGGCCGGTGCCTGGCAGCACAGAGATGTCGTTGCAGCTGCCGACAAACGCGACGCTTTCTTGCTCGGCAGCCGGCGTGCGCCGCATTCTCACAGGGAGCTGCACGGATGAGTAGAGCCCGACCCCATTGGCCGTGACGCCACCGACGTTGACGCGCGTGCCGGCCTGGTAGTAGCGCTGGCACAGGACGAACTCGACGGCCTCAGGCCTGCGCTCGAATGGGGTGCTGATTGGCCCGAGCTCGACTTGCACCTGGCTAATACTGAACGTGTTGGACTGGTGGCCCAGTTCGGCAGTGCGTGATGCAAAGTTCGATCCTGCATCCAGCCAAATGTTAAGGGCCAGGCAATCGTCATCGGCGCCTTGTGTTTTGCCGCTGAGCGAAGGCAGCGTCACTGTGTGCTCAATCTTTTGCCAGGAAGTAGTCACCTGCTTCTTCACGACGCCGATCCCAGTCACGGGAGCGCTTGGCGATCCGCCTGTTCCGAAAATCTGTTCCAGCTCGATGCTGATGCTGCCAGGCGCGTTTGCTCTTGCCCAGAACGAGATTGTAATTTCCTTGCTCGCGAACGTGCGCACATACTCGATGCGTTGCTGCAACAGCGAATAGTTGTCAGCCCCCGTCACAGACGCGACAACCATTCGACAGAAGAACTCAGGGTCTCCAGGCACCTGAGTTTGCCCAAGGCTGAACTTTTGCCGGCTCATCGTGCATGCGGTGCCATTGCGAAGATTCCGCCATCGATCCGCGCCGTACTCTGAGCCGGTGAAACTTGTGCCTCGTTGCCAAAGCCAGAAATGGCCGTTGATGATTGCGTTGCGGAAGCCTGCAAGCGGGCCAGCGTTGATGCTGCCCACCGTTGGTGCGATGCCCACCGCCAGGGCCCGAGTTGAGACCGCGCCAGTACGGAACTTCGGCTCCGTCACCGAGTCATCAGCCGGCGCGCCAGCAGACGCTACGCCCAACGCCAGCACACGCACCACGGTGCCAACCGGAACGCCCTCGCTCAGCGTCAGCGAGGTGCCAGCCTGGTTAAGGCTGTACTCGCTGGTCGGCTGCACCACGCCGTCCACCGTCACCAGCGCCGATGGCTTGTTGATCACCGGCGTCGACAGCGTGAACACCGACTGGTTGGCGGTGGCGATGAACACCATCTCCGCCTGGGTCTGGCCCTGCACGTAGCGCGCGTCGCTCTGCGTCCTGGTGTAGACGTCTGCGGAGTTGGCCTTCTGCGCAAGCTGGTTGGTGATCGTCGCCGCGAAGTTGGGATCGTCGCCCAGCGCGGCCGCCAGCTCGTTCAGGGTGTCGAGCGCACCGGGCGCCCCCTGGATCAGGCCTGTCAGCAGCGTGTCTACCTCGGCCTTGGTGTACCGGGCGAAGATGTCGGCATCGATCGACTGCAGCGCAGCACGCAGGCGCGTCACGTCATCCGCCAGCAGGTTGGCGAAGTTGGGCAGCTGGTAGCTGCGGTTCGTCGTCCGATCGTCGATGGGCATGGGATCAGATCACCACGAGGCGAAGCTGGCGCAGCTGCGGCCGGGCCGCTGCAGAGCCGGTGAGGGTCAGGCGCACGCGTGTGGTCGTGCCGCCGGCCGCAAGGCTGGCGACCGTGTGGATGCGCTCCACCCACCCATCACCCGCCGACGAGCTGCTGGTCAGCGCCACTGTCTGCCAGGCGCCGGTGCTGGTCTCGAACTCCACCAGCACGCTCGATGCACCGGGCAGCAGCGCCTCGAAGGTGCAGCTCACCTTCGCGCCCGCGGCGCAGGGGACAGCACGGCTCACATAGGTGCCGGTCTCTCCGAGGTTGCCCAGGACCGTCTGCGTGCCGGCGAACAGGTAGGGGCTCAGGGTGGTGGTGCCGCGCAACACCGCCGAGAGGGTCAGCGGCACGTTCACATCTTCCGCCAACCGGATCAGGGCATTGTCGGCGCCGCGGATCTCAGATCCATCAGGGCGAGTGAAGATGAACTCGGCGTTGGTCTCGGAGCTTACCCGCTCCACACCGGCCAGCGCCACCAGGTCGGTCGTGTCGCCAGCGGCGGCCAGGATCGTGCCTGTCGCAGGCGTGGCCGGGTTGTTGGCCACCGTGTAGGTGAACACCGTGGGGCTGGTGACGGTGACCGTGAAGGCGCCGTTGTAGTCGGTCTGCGCCGCGCCACTGACCACCACCTTCTGGCCGGTTACGAAGCCGTGCGGCGTGCTGGTGGTGAGCGTTGCGGTCGATCCCGATCGGGTCAGGCTAGACACCGCAGCTCCGCGCACCGGGCCCAGGTTGATGGTCCTGGTGGTGCTGGAGAACAGGGCCCCGTACATGCGGAAGGTGAGGTCCGACTCCTGCACCGGCGTCCAGGTCGAGGCGTTGCTCGACTTCAGCATGGTGCCGATCGTGTACGGCTGGCTGGTGACGAACTGCTGGGCGGCGCTGTCGAACTTCCCGAGCTCGGCCAGGCCCACCGCGTGGTTGGCGTCATCGGTGAGCAGCACCATCGCATACTCGACGCCGGCCTGCAGGAACACCGGCCGGGTCAGGCTGATCTTGTTCCACTGCCCCACCGTGATCGCCGTGCCCTGCAGCACCCCCTCTGCCAGGGTGGTGGCGTTGGGCAGGCCCACCTCTGTCTCGCGGATCTCCAGGTAGACCTTGTTGGCGGTGTTGCCGACGGCGGTGAACTTGAAGTCCACAGCGGTCACATGCCGCGACTGATCGATGCGGAAGGTCTGGGCCAGCGGATCCCAGAACCGCGTCTCGATGGTGGTCAGCTGCCGCTGCGTGCGGGTGAGGATCGTGCCGGAGCCGATGAAGCGCGCAGCGCCGAAGCTGCCCTGGTTGCCCAGGAAGGTGACGCGCTTCGTGCCGACGGGCACGTTGGCGGGGATAGTGAACGACCCCGAGATCTGACCGGCTGGGTTTGCTGTAAGGGGCATGGCTATCAGGGGGTGACGTCGATCCCGTCGAACTTGACTTCGGTGAGGGTCTCACCAGGGTCGAAGCCCTCAAGGGTGAAGTTGACCTGGATCTGGCGAAGGAACTCAGCCGGCCGCTCGGTTTCGCTGAGCAGCTCGGTGCGGGTGGTGCTGGTTACGCTGTCGATCGCAAACCGGCCGGTCAATCCGAGCCAGGTGTTGATCTGCTGCACAACTGGGCTCGACCAGATCGTGTCGATGATCGTGAAGCGATCGACTGCAGGGGTGAGCACCACCGCAGCAGGGATTGGATCGAACGCCTGGTATGGGTTGATCTTGCTGCTGCCCGTCTGCCGCGTCTGCTCCAGGATGATCTCCTCGGTGTAGGAGAGCATCCAGTCCTGGGTGTTGTTCGTCGCGGCTTGGTAGACGGTTGGCGCGATCGGCAGCTGCAGGGTGCCGTCAACGATCGCAGCGGTTTGCGTGATGCCCTGGTCGCGCAGGTCGTCGTCCAAGAAGGGGTCGACGAAGACTCCGCGCTTGCTGCTGGGCTCGCGGCTGCTGATGTCGTTGCGCAGTCGCTCCACCGCCACCAGGTCGAACAGGTCCACGATCAACGAGCGCATGCGCTCCAGCTGGTCGAAGGGCAGCGCGCGGATGCCGTCGTTGCTGACGGTCGGCGTCTCGCCCCACTTCTGCTCGACCGTCGCCAGGCTCAGCAGGCCAGACGGCACTGAAGGCGGCAGCGGGTTGAAGCGGGTGCTGATCCCCTTCACCCGGGAGAAGTTGCCGTCGCGGTCGATGCACAGCCGGTCGTAACGCGGCAGCTTCCACCGGTAGTCGGTGAGCACCAGCGTGCCGTTCACCGCGCCGCTCACCGTGAACGTGCCGGCCTGGAGGTTCACGGCCGTTGGGGTGACGTTGCCCAGGTAGCGGTAGGTGATCGAGTAGGTAGAGCCAGGAGCTGGCTCAGCGCCGCCGGGCGACCAGTCCACCTTGTCGCCGTTCAGGAAGTAGTCGGTCGTCGCTGTGTAGGTGGTGCCGCCCTGCGTGATGCTCTGGATGCTCAGCACCGACACATCCGGCAGGGTGTCCTGACCGCCGCTGGCGCCGCCGCGGGTGATGGTAACGGTCTTCTGCCTGGTGATCACCACCTCGAGGATCGACTCGACGGGGAAGCGGTTCAGCTGGATGGTGGCGCTGCCGCCGGTCGTGCCGGTGAAGGTGTCGGGCTCAGCGTCGACCAGCTCCAGGTCGGGGTCTTCTGCGTAGTTCAGCCGGGTGGATGCCAGCTTGTCGATCTTGTAGCCGAAGATGTTGCCGGTGCCGTCCTTCACCGAGAAGGCGTTGACGCCAGCAGCGAGGCCCAGGGCGGTGACGCTGAGGCCGGTGACGATGTAGTTGCCGTTGCTCTCGCGGTCGTAGCGGGCCAGCGCTTCGGTGAACGCATCGCCGAAGTTGTCGCCGCCTGGGTTGAGCAGCGTGCCATCGATGATCGTGTAGACCGGGTAGAAGGTGCCGGCGCCGCCGTCGCCCTCGCGGCCCCAGGAGGCGGTGACCTGCAGACGGCCAGCGCCAGGCTCGGTGTAGTTGCGGGTGTTGACGGCCGGGTCGCGCAGGTCAGGATCTTCGACCTCCGTGATCTCTGCATCGACCAGGTAGACGCCGACCCGCACAATGCCGACCAGCGAGATGGTGAGGTTGGCCGCGGCCACCTCACGCATCGCGCCGCGCAGGTAGATCAGGCTCAGCGGGCAGGCAGCGGTAGTGCCGTTGATCGTCGGCGGCGTGCCGCTGATCACAGCGCCATCCTTGAACACTGCATCAGCGATCCGCTTCAGGCGGTCGATCAGCGTGCTCTGGACCTCGTTGAGCTCTGCCGACTGCAGGCCCTTGCCGGCGCGGAACAGCAACTCGTCGTAACGGTCGCCAGCGCTGAAGCGGTTGTAGTAGCCAGCGAGAGGCATCAGAAGGTCACCACGAACTCGAACAGCTGACGGGTTGTGATCTCTCGGATGATTGGCGCCCGTCGCTCAATCACCAGCATGGTGCCAGGCTGCGCCATCTCTGCCGGGGTCAGGTAGAACTGGCCAACGGGGACAGGGGCAATGGCAACGGTGTCGAGGAAGATCGCCTGCTCGCGGATGGTCGACCCAACCCCATCAGCGAAGTCGAAGTGAAACTTGAAGTACAGGCTATTGGTCGGCGTGCTGGTGACGCTGAACTTCCCATCCGGGACACTGATCGCCCCGGCTGAATCCGGGACGCAGAAATCAACCTGGGCAGCCTTGCGGCGACCCACCTCTGCGAGAAGGGCAGTGGCATTCGCGGGTGGCGCCGGAGGAGTGCTCCCCCAGCTGGACGATCCAGATCCCCATGCCAGGTGGGCGGTGCGGCTCCTGATCGCCGAGGCGATGAGGACACGGCCAGACGTGGTCAGGATTGCGGCCATGCTCGCCCCTTGCGTGCGCCCAGTTTAATCGCTTTCAACGTCAAGGCTCCCACGGCATCGGCATCGGCACCATGGACGGGGTGCGCTTTGCGGCCAGCATCTCTGCCAGGCCGGTGCGCATCTGGGCGACGGTGGGCTCTCCCTCCCCGGCACGGGCATTGATGGCGGCCTCCAGCCAGGTGGTCACCGTGGCTTCTGTGAGGTCCTCGAACTGGGTGAAGTCCTCGGGGTCGGGGGCGCCCACGGGCACGTCGCCGTAGATGTCGAGGGTGTTGGTGCCGTCGGCTCCGAACAGGCGCCAGTGGATCTTGCGGACGACGTTGGTGAGGGCGCCTTCGGTGGGTGCGGCATCGAGGCGCTCGATGCGCCAGGCGTAGATGATGGCGGGTTCAGCCATTGGCGGGGTTCTCCTCGGGGGTGGGGGTGGGGTTGGCGTCGCCCTTGGGGACGATCTCGACAGCTTCCAGGAAGGCGCCGAGTTGTTGGGCAGCAAACTGCTGCAGCACGGTGTCCCCGCTGGCCCGTGCTGCGGCGTAGGAGTTCACGATGGTGATGAGTTGGTCTTGCATGGCAAGTGGTGGTGTCAGGCCCCGATGAGGCCGTGGGAGGTGAGGTCGTCGATGAGCGCTTTGACGCGCTCGGCCAGCTGGGTGACGGTGGCGGTGGAGGTGGCGAACGCAGTGCGGGTGGCGGTGCCGGTGGGTAGCCCCCAGCCGGTCTTGCGGGAGCCGACGACGTTATTGGTGCCGACTCTGTAGCTGTCGGCGGTGTTGGTGAGTTGGATGTTGCCGGTGACGGAGAGCCGCTCAGTGCCGCTGGTGTTGTTGATCAGGACGTTGCCAGAGGAGGAGATGATTAGGCCAACCGGCAGATTTGGTATCGACCCAGCTAGGGCCAGCGGCCTGTACGAAAAACGCATAGCGGCCGAGATCGTATCCGGCGACGTAGGGGAATCGACGAATACATTTACTGAGCCACACTGAGCCGTCAGCCCCGACTGATTGCGGGCCTCAAAGTTGATGCTCCCAATGTTGTCATTAACTACAGCAAGGCTGGCGTCAGACCTCTGTTTCTCTAAAAAGATTGTCGCTGGTGTTGCATCGTTTCTGTCAAGCCTGATCAGCTGATTTCTGTTGCTCGTCCAGATTTGGCTCCAACCGTAGAGGCCCGCTTCAGTAAAGACAGAGGCGTTCAGCCTGCCATTGCTGCCCAGCACTATCGCCCCAGGCATTGCGGCGGCGACATACGGCACCGGCACCTGTACTACCGCGAGGGCTGCAGTGCGCAGTTGTTTGCCAGAGCCGGTCTTAAGCCTGTCCATCGTCATCAGGGTGCCTCCGTATCGGGCGAATGGTTGGCGGCCTCCAGCTCGACGGCGGTGCCGATGATCGTGATGGCGTTCGCCACCTCTGCCCGAATCTGCAGCCGCCCCCCTGGCTGCGTATTGGTCAGGTCAGTTTTAAGCAGCCGCAGGCCCTGCGTCAGCAGGAACACCGACTCGTTCGCCGGCACCGCAACTTGCGGCGACACCCGAATCGCCTGACCGCTGGCGCCCTGCAGCAGCATCTGCAGCTCGACCCACCGGGTCGTGGCAGTGGTGTTGATCGCCTGCAGTGGCGTCTCGAAGAACACCTCTCCAGGTCGCAGCTCGCGGCCGCTGTCTGCCGGGTCACTCGCCGTTCCATCGTCGCCGCTGGCGGGGATCGAGAAATCTGGCGCCTCGGCGATCGTGCTCCATGTGGTGTTTACGAAGCCGTCGTTGGTGGTGGACGGGATGAACAGCAGCAACGGCTTCCCGCTGCTTGGCTGATCGGTTCTGATGCGGGGCATGTCAGTAGCTCCTGGAGATGATCGCGCGAGTGACGCGGCTGCGGATGGCAGAGTCGAACGGCGGGCCGCCCAGCTGGCCGCTGCGCGCGTCAATGGTCAGGCCACCGACGAACACCGCGTTACCGACGTCATCCTGGCCGCTGAAGCGCACCTGGCCACCGTTCTTCTGCACGATCGAGCGCTTGATCTGCCGGGCGGCCTTGGCCGGCGGCACCCGGTAGAACTCCACGCCGGAAAGCGGTGCTGTCCACTGGTGGTTGATCGCCGTGATGAGGCTGCGCAGCTTGCGCCGCACTGGCTCCACCGGTGACGGCGCCGGGCCCTGGCCCACCTCAAACCAGTGGTTGTCGAGCGTGGCCTTCAGCCGGGCCACCAGGGCGTTGGTGAAGGCCGCGGCGGCGGTGGTGAGCTGCCCCCCGGCGATCAGCTGCACCACCAGCCGATCCCAGCTGGCCTTGAAGGCCGCGTGGAAGGGATAGCTGTAGACGCAGGTGCCATCAAACTTGAACATCCCCTCGGCGAAGTTACGCATCGGCCGGTCGAAGCCGTGAACCAGGCAGGCGGACAGCGCATCGAGGAACAGGCCTGCATCCGCTCGGGTCAGGGGCTGATAGGACGCTGGCCATGAGCCGGCTCCGTAATTCGCCACCAGGAACGCCCACATGCTGTCGATCAGCGCGGTCCTTTGCGAGTTGATTATAGCCGCGGCCCCGGCCTGTACGGCAATCGAACCGGCGGCCACCTTGAGGGGCACCACCTGCTGCGTGCTGCCCTCGCTCCAGAAGCTGTAATCGCCGAACTGCGAACTCGATCCGCTGACCACCATCTGCCCACCATCGAGGCACATGAAGTGCCGGTGAGCCCCGACGCCGATAGCGTTGACCGGGTTGATAAAGCCGCGGTTCCTGGCCACATAGCCCATCCCATTAGGCGAGCTTGGGGTGAACCCCCACGTCATGATGTTTGGATAGACCGTGTAGGCCGACAGCACCGAGGCATCAGCCAGCACACAGCCACCCCCGCGCGGGTGAGCCGGGTTGCCGTTCACCGCATCCATCGGCAGCGGTGTTGGAATGCCGCTGATAGAACTCGACACCACGCAGTTCTGCCCATACGGCACACCACCTGGCAGGATGACGGCGCCAGGCCGGAAGGTCATGGCGAAACCCTTGGTAGGGTTGTCGAAATCATCGATCCGCCAGCCGGCGAACTTCACGCCATAGATATGAACACCATTGCCGCAAAGAAAAACATTGCGCTGTTCATTGCCTGAAGTCGGACGCACAGTCGCCCGCCGCTGCATGTTATGGCTGATAATCGTAGTATTATCGGGCGTAGGAATTTCGCCGGCTGAATAAACATCCCCGAGCAGTTTGACGGCCCAACCATTTGGGTTGGGCTGGCTTTCAATTATCTCTAGCGCACGTTCGACGTGAGCGACCGGTGCCGCTTCATTCCGCCCGGTGGCAGCATTGCTGCCGTCAGGTGATACATAGATCGTTTTGTAGACTGGATGGTTCGGCACCGCGCCAAGCGCCAGAATGAACGAACGAAGTCGCCCAAGATCAATCTTTTTGTTCCGGTCTACTCTTTCAGGCTCGCTGACATCGATAACCGGCAGCAGATCGTCGGTGACCGGGTCCGTCAGCGAAGGCAATTCACTAATTCGGCGGGGTTGAAGCGTCATGATTCCGGCCCTCTAGCTGGTAGTCTGCATGCTACTGCTGATCACCACGTTCGCGCTCGCCCACGTCTCGCCTTCAAGCCATCCGAAGGACGACCAGGTTTGCCCAGCGTAATTGGCCCCAACGCCCTCCAGCGTCGTCAGCAGCGAAGGGTAGTTTAACTTGTGCCATTCTTCATCTATCAAACTATGATCAAGCAGGAACAGGTCGGGGTCGGTTACGTGCACAGCAATCTGTGATGTACACACAGATTCAACGGTCGTGAATCCATCCAGCAGAATCTCGGCATCGCTCTCCTGCAGCAGTAGCTGGCGATCCTCCAGCGACAATGCCGCCAGTTGCCCTACATAGCTACCAAGAACCTGCCCGTAGCTGATCTGTGGCCAGTCCGGCTGCGGCCGCACGCCGCTGTGATCCGACAGGATCCCGCCGTCGCTCAGCTTGCTGTCGTCCAGCACGAAGCGGCGGAAGTCGTAGCCCGCATAGATCCGTTGCAGCCGCGACCGCACCGGGCTGCTGATGCGCGTCACCCCAACGATGTCGTCGATGATCTGATCGCCGCTTGTCGGAGCACTGAGCCCCAGCTGGTATTCGGCCCATCGTGCGCTGCCGCCTTCCGATTCTTCGATCACCCCGGTCAGGTTGATCCAGGTGAGGGCGATGCGGACCGCCTCGGGGGTGCCGCGGATCCGCTGCCACAGGACGCCATCAGCGATGGCTCGCCGCTGGTTGTCGCCCAGATAGGGCAGGATCTCGCCCAACCCGTACTCATAGATCAACCACGGCAGGACCGAATCCGGGATGTCGATCCGCTTCGCCGTGCGGATGTTCGGGACCGGTTGCTTGTCATCGAAGACGTCTGGCTCGAAGACGTCCGGGCTGAACACCTGAGTGCTCGTGTACGCCAGCCGCTCCAGGGGGGAAGTGGCGCGGGAGAAATCACGCTCCAGCTGCGTCGCGTTGGGCGGCAGCAGGTCGTAGCGACTCATCGATCACGCCCCGCCATCGTGAGCGTGATGGCGCCCAGTGCTGGGGCCTGACTGGAGGCGCAGATTACATCTGCAGCAGGCGCAGTCAAGACGACCCGCTGCACGCCGGGGGGGTGCAGCTGAGCGATCAGCCAGGAGCGGGTGACGTCCCAGCCGAGGCCTGATGCAGCAGCGAACGCAGCAGTCAGGCTGTCCTCCAGGTTGTTGAACACATCGATCGGGGTCTCGGGGTAGAGGTAGACCTGGGCGGTCACAGGGACGGTGTTGATCGTGGCGGTCGCAACAGTCACCGTGTCGGTGATGACGCGCACGCTGTCGCTCTGCAGCACGTCATCCACAGCTTCCAGTAGCTCGCTGTCCGCCGTGCCGTCGCCTTCGGTCGAGAGGATGTTGACCAGCACCTCCCCCGGGGCGGGGCTGGATACCGCCGCATCACGCACTTGCTCGCTGGCGGTCAGCGCCTGGAAGCGGTACCAGGCCGCGCCGCCGGCGGTGCTGCTGCCCATGATCCGCTCGATGGTGCGCAGCCGCAGCGCCTCGTCGGTTTCATCCACCAGGCGGGTGACGCCGTAGAAGGCGGCAAGGTTCTCCAGGTCGCCGGCCAGTGCGTAGCGCAGCAGGGTGGCCTGCAGCGCGTCGTTGATCCGCTGCCGCAGCAGCAGCTCCCGCGCGGCCGCCACCTCCAGGATCTTCACGCCTGGATCCGACTCGAGGATCTCGGTGTAGGAGGGGTCGCGGGCCTGCAGGTCGGCGATCATGTCCTGCAGGATCTGCTCGTAGTCCAGCTCCTCGATGATCTCCGGAGCGGGGAGTGAGCTGAAGTCGAGCGTGGCCATCAGATCACCAGCCCCTGGAGTTCGATCCGCTCACCGTTGAGCAGGTAGTACCCGACTAGGCTAAGGGCGATCTGCCCATCAGCCGAAACGCTGTCGATGATCACGCGCTCTAGGCGAAGGCGCGGCTCCCAGCGGTCGAGCGCTTCGGCGGTGCCGGCCACCACGTCGGCGACGAAGGCCTGGTTGATCGGGCGATCGACGGCCCGTGGGATGCGGCTGCCGTAGTCGCGCCGGTGGACGCGGCTGCCGATCGGTGTGGTGAGGATGTCCTGGATGGATTGGCGGAGGTGGTCGAAGCCGCCGAGCGCCTTGCCAGTGTTTCGGTTCATGCCGGCCATCAGTTCACCTCCGTGTCGGGGCTGCCCGCCTGCAGGGTGGCGCCGCAGGCGGTGGTGTCTCCTACTCTGGCGACCGCGAGGTTGTTGGTGAAGGTGTCGGGGCTGCCGGTGACGATCGGGTTGGGCCCGTGGATGGGGCAGTTGTAGGTGTCGCCCACGCGCGCGACGCCGATGCCGTTGCAGAAGGTGTTGGGGCTGCCAGTGGTGACAGCGCCGCCATGGGAGCCTGAATCGCCGATGCGGATCAGGTCGGCCATGGTCAGGGGTTGAGGTGGATGGCAGAGCCAGTGATGCTTACCTGCCCCTGGGCCTCGACGGTTACGGCGCCGCTGGCCTCGATGCTGGCGGAGCCGGTGCGGATCACCACGCTGCCGGTGCTGGCCGTGGTGTCGATCGTGAGGGTGTGGTTGTCGCTGTCGTGCTCGACCACGGTGCCGTCGCTGTAGGTGCGGCGATGGAGCGCTGCGCGGTCGCCGTTGGCGTTGCCATCGGAGAACATGCCTGGGATAGCGACGCCGTTGGCGAGCTCCCCGGACGGGGCCAGGAGCATCACCACCTCGCCGACTGTTGGCGGATCCCACACCACGTCTGCGCCAGCGCGGGGTGTGAACCATGGCACCCAGTCGCTGCGAAGCGCACCGTCTTGCATGTCGACGCGGACGGCGGGGAACCCTGCTGTTTCGCCGGTGTAGTCGACCTCGGCGACGACGCCATAGCGGGCGAGGTTGTTCAGCCGGCGGGAATGGTCGGTTGCTTCTGCGCTGCCGACGCCGCTGGTGGTCTGGTCGCTGCGGTTAACGCCCAGCATTGGCTTTCCAGAGGTAGCGCACAACGCCGGGGATGCTGGCGGCATGGGGGGTGCTGTCGAGCTGATCAGCGATGAGCAGCTGCGCGGCGAGCATGTGGATGCCGTGGCGGATGGGGTGCGGCTCGTTGCCGGTGATGGGCCGGCCGATGTAGACCGCGGCCGCCTGGGTGGCGAGGTCGAGGCCTTGCTGGAGGCGCGCGCAGTCCGGCTGCTCCAGGGTCATGAAGGCGGCCAGGCTGTCGACGTTCAGCGGGAGGTCTTCGATGTAGGCCTCGTTGCGTTCGATGGTGGCCGGGTCGTCAGCCTGAAACTGACCGGCAGTGGTGCGAGCGCGCTTGCGGGTGGGGGCCATGGTTGATCGATGTCAGGCGATGTCCTCGATCGCTGCTTCCAGCACATGAAGGTTGTGGTCGTGGTCGTTGCTGGTCAGGCGTGCGCCCTTGACCAGTCGCCGGATCAGATTCAGCGGCATGAGGCAACGACCCCCTTCCTCAGCAGTTTAGTTGATCGGCTCTTGGTCAGAGAACAGCTCCGCCGTGCCGATCGGGCAGGCCTCGCCGGTGTTGTCGGCCGGGCACCCCGGCATGACCTGGCCACCAGGATAGGCGCCAGACCGCATGATGTCGTCAGCATCAAGGTCCACGTAGGGATCGCTGCAGGAGCGGTAGGGCGTCATGTAATCCACGCTGTAGCGCAGGGTGAGCACCGAGGTGGCCAGGCTGCCATCGAACTCTGGGTCCGCCATGTCCGAGTCAACCAGGAAGGCGTTCGTCGACTCGAAGCCTGGGATGACCCAGGCCTGGAGGGCAGCCTCAACCTGGTTGGCGATCGCGTCCAGGTCGGCGTCCAAGTCGGCGAAGGACTGGGCGACGATCTGCACCGCGACCATGCACCGCCGCTCCTCGAACCCATTCCAGCCTGATGGGCTGCGACGCAGGATCTTCTCCGGCTCGCGCGTGTGAATGATGATCGCCGGCAGGTCCGGCGTCTCGTTCTCATCGTCCAGCGGCATCAGCCGGCCGTTGTGCACGCGCTCCTCGGCCAGAGTGGCGTCCTTGAGCCGATCGACGAATGCGGCGCGGATCTCGGGGCGTCTTGAGGGCATGGGTAGGGGGCGGAGTAGTCGGGGACACTACGGGGGGTTAGAGGGCTATGCGGCGAAAGGCGCGAACTGCGCCAACAGTTAATTTATTATCGGCACTCTGAAAGCCAGCGCCCATGTTTAAAATCCATGCCGTAGTTGCAGCCGCTTCGGTAGACGAACGGTGGGTTAAAGGAGTAAACGCTTGAAAAGATGTATTAAAGTTTGCCACGCCTGTCTGCGCAGGAATTGACGATGTATTATTGCTCTTTGGAGGTACAGAGTAAATGTTGGCACCCCATGATATATTATTTGCTGCAGTCGAAGGCTTGAGGTTAAAATACGCTATATCCAACTCGAAACGACTTGGAAGGTACCAATCCGTAAGTCCACCAATACTAAGATCAACACAAAACTTGGCTGCAGGATGATTATTTATACCGGCTGCCACCATGGCAGCAGTGTTTGCGGCACCATCAAATGGGCTATTCGTGCCGGTGGTGGCAGTGGTTTCTGTCTTCCAACTCAAGGACGTCGTTAGTGGATAATTTGGTCCAGTAGCTCCACTCTCCCTAGGCGCCACAATCAGCGCATGAGTTGGGTTGCCGTTAGCAGTGTGGCTGATCAGGCCGGCAAAGTATCCGCCACCAACAGGCAGGCCGATGTTGGCGGGGTTGAGGAAGTCGAATGCAGCCGCCCTCCGTCTCTGAACAATCAGCATCCGATTCCCTCCTGCATAAGGCCCCCTGCGCCACTCATGCTGGCAGCTCATTGATCCATCCAGCAGAGAGGTCAAACGGCTGGCCTGCCTCGATCTGCTGGCGCAGTTCTTTCGCCCGCTCTATGTTGCCGTAGCCCGCCTCGACCAGCGCCTGATGTCGCTGCAGTAGGTCGATCATGGTGGCCGTTGCCGTGCCCTCCTGATCCCGCCGGATCGCCTCCGCCAGCAGCACGGCCAGCATTGGATCTTCGTTGCTCGGATACAGCCTGGCGTTAGCCTGCAGCCTCGCGGCCTCAACCTGATTGAGCAGCTCCTCATCTGGCCGGCGCAGCACCTCCAACGTCTCTTCCCATGTCCCAGCAGGGCCGCCGACCTTCGGGTTCGGATAGTCCACAGGGCCCCAGCTGGCCACCTCGTAGAAAATCTGAGAGTCGTACTCGCGCACCTGAGGTTCGCGCCTCAAGTAGAACTTGATCTGGGTGCCGTCGTAGGGCAGACCGAAAAGGTTGGGCCACCTGGCGCCGGCTGGGTTGGTGGGCACATTGTTCCTCATCGGCACAAACAGATCGACGCTTTGGCCCTCGCGCGGGCCTTGCTCGTCGTAGTACCGAATGCCGGTGTCGAGATTGGTCTTGATGGTGTCAGTCATGGTTAGACAGCAGAACGGGTAAACAGAAATTGAGCGAAGAGGCCTTGGGCGCCAGTGCCCACGCCGATCAGATCGACGCCGATCCGATCACCAGCGGTGAATGTTCCGCCGGTGATGTTGGCCGACACGTCAACCAGGCTGGCGCCTGATGCCAGCGTGGCATTGCCCGTCAGCACGCTCGTCTTCACGCCCGCCGCCGTTCGGCGGTAGGCGTTGAACGTCGTGCTGCTGCTGCCGGTGGTGTCGATGTGAGAGCCAAACCGCACGGCCGTCAGAGTGAAGTTGCCAGACGGTACTGGCACCGGCACCTCGGCATAGTTGGTGCCAGCCGTTGCGGTCTCGCCACGGTTGCTGATCACCAGTACGATGCCGTCGCCAATAGCCGGCAGATCAGCGCCGACCAAGGCCCGCCCAGCTGCTGGAGCTGCAGCGCCAGATGGGGGGCCAGCGAAGACCTGGTTGGCCTGGAGCGTGGGGGTGGGGCCAGGAATGCCCTGTTCGCCCTGAGGCCCTGTCGCGCCGGTCGCACCAGCAGGGCCCTGGGGGCCCTGGGGGCCAGTTGGTCCGGCCGAGCCTGCGGGTCCAGCAGGGCCGGTGTCGCCCGTGTCCCCCTTGATGCCCTGAATGCCTTGCGGACCTTGCGGCCCTGCCGGGCCTGCAGGGCCGGTCGCGCCAACAGGCCCCGTGTCGCCGGTATCACCCTTCGGTCCTTGTGGGCCTGTTGCGCCAGGCGCGCCTGCAGGGCCCTGGGGCCCCGTGTCGCCTGTGTCCCCCTTCGCGCCCTGGGGGCCAGCAGGGCCGGTTGCTCCTGCAGGCCCCTGAGGCCCAGCAGGGCCGGTAGGGCCGGCCGGGCCTTGCGGGCCTGCGGGACCGGTTGGGCCAGCAGGGCCAGGCGTGAGCTCGATGTCCTCGATCGCTTCGTCCAGCGCTGTCAGCGTGTCCCGCAGCTGCTGGCCGCTGAACGGTAGGGGTGGAATCGTCGTCATGCTCCCGCCGTGATGATCGTGTTCGCTCGAATGATCGTCTCTGCGTAGATCATCCCAATGCTGTCCGCCGCACCCACTCGATGCAGCATCAGCAGCCACCCGTTGTGGCCATCAGGCTGGGGATCACGCACCTGGAACACACTCCCCGCCACCTCCACTGTGTCGCCCTGTCTGGGCTTGAACAGCAGATCCTCGAAGTTCACCAGCAACACCGGCTGCGTGCTGTTCACACGCACGCCGGTCTCTGGATCCAACCCAACATGCGAGGCCTGAAACACACCCCTGGCTCCCTTGACCTGCCCCGACCTGGTGTAGGTGATGGGTTCCCCCATCACCCGCACCACAGCCCTGAGCGCCCTGTTCGCCAGGTCGTTCAGCATCAGTCGAGCCGCACGCGCGCGACCGCGTCCGTGGTGGCCTTCGCCACCAGGAACAGACCGATCCGGGTGTTGCTGGTGCTCACCGGCGTCACCCGACGCGCACCGCTGGCGTTGTCCCAGTAGGCAATCGCACCCTGGGCTGCATCGGTGCTGGCGCCAGTTGCAGCGGTCAGGTCGTACACGCTCTCGGTGTCGATGTTCACCACATCGCCCTGCGCGCCATCCACGACGCACACACCAAACAGCGAGCCGACCAGCACACCCTCGCCCGCCTTGCGGGCGTAGGGCAGGGTCACTTCGGGGTAGCGACCCTCTTGCACGTGGTTCTTCATGGATCAATCCTCAGAGAATGGTTGGTTGAGAGGGCCAGGATCACTGGCCAGTGGAGCGGTAGAAGCCCTGGTGCTGGCTCACCATGCAGCCCCAGTCGTGGCGCAGGTAGGTCGTGATCCCGTCAGGATCGCGCTTGATCTCCGACTCGATGGTCGGCCCTGCTTCGCCCTCCAGGTAGCCGTAGACCAGCTTGTCCACGCCGGGGTAGTTGCCCACGATGTACCACTGGCTGGTGCTGCTCGCATCCAGGCGCGGCTCAACGATCTTCTGCAGGTAGCCCGAGAAGATGTTGACGTTGCTGGTCTGGTTGGGAACGATCGTGGTGTTGAACTTGTCGAACGCCGTCTCCAGCGTGGTCGGCAGCAGGATGTACTGCGGCACCACGTACAGCGGGTTCTTGCCGGTGAAGTCCTTCTGGTTGCGCATCTTCTGACGCGCCTCCGAGATGGAGGTCTCACCGATCGCGCCGGTGCCGGTGTTGTTGTGGCTGGCGTGGAACAGGGCCAGGCCGTCGCTCATGCACTTGGCGTTGCCAGTGATCAGCCCCCACATCTGGTTCGCCTCGAACACCGAGACGCCACGGGCCAGCACCTGCACAGCGCGGGTGATGTAGCCCAGGTTGTCGTTGATGATCAGCCGGCGGCCAATGATCAGCTTCTTCCCGTACTCGCTCAGGAACCAGGAGCCCTGTTGCTCCTGCAGCGTTCCGGCCTTGTACTCCCCGCCCTCGCGGATCTCCTCAGGCAGCATCTGGCCGCCCACCTCGATCTCCTTCATCTCGCGGAAGTCGGGCAGGTTGCGCTGCTCCGCCATCGGCCGCCAGGTCTGCACCTCCTCGGCGTAGGCCGCCTTCAGCGTCACGCGCTGGATGCTGGCCAGCAGCATCGGGAAGTCGCTGGTGCTGTGCATCGCACGCACGGCGATCTCGCTCTTGTCCATCCCCCGGTGGCTGACGCCGGCCAGCTCCAGGGACTCGCGGGCCATGTCGAGCAGGGTGCTGCCCCGATACTCGCGGCTGCCAGGCGCCTGGTCAGGGGTGGCCAGGTTGGCGCGCACCTTCAGGTGGTCGAGCTTGGCGTCGAAGCGCTTCTGCCCGTGGTCCTGGGTCACCTCGACGCGGGTCTGCGCCGGGGTGTTGCGCTGCTCAGCGGCCTGCGCGTCGATCAGCTGCATCCGGGCCTCGTCAAGCGCCACGCCATCGGCGATCAGCTTGTGCGCCAGATCCTCGCTCACCTGCAGCTTGCGGGCGGCGTCGAGGATGCCGGCGGCGCGGCGGCGCTCTTCAGCGCGCACCTCGTCGGCGTTCACCACAGACACGGCCATGCTGAGCTCGCTGCGGGTTTCAATCTTCTGCTCGGGCGCAGCCTCAGCGGCCGTCGCCCCCTGGTTCAGTTCGTCCACGGATCTCTCCTGGGGTTGGGTGGGGGTGGGCTCGTCTGAGCGCACCTGGGCCCCGGCATCGGCCGGGATCGGGACCAGCGAGAGCTCATACGGCTCCCAGTCCACTGCGCGCTCAACCGGCACTGCGCCGGTCTCATCACGCTCCGTCTTGTGGACCTTGTAGCCCACAGACACGTTGCGGTAGATGCCGTCTCGCACATCCTGGAAGATGGGCTCCACGTCATCTCGCCGGCTGAACTTCACCAGGGCACGGCCCTCGCTCCCATCCAGCCAGGCGCGCTGCACTACGCCGATCTGGCTGCGCAGCGAAAACGAGTCGTGTGCATCGAGCAGTGGTGCGCCTCGGTTCAGGCGCTCCATCCGCACAGCGCCAGGCGCCATGCTCAGCTCCTCGATGTAGTCGCCACGAGACCAGCTCGCGCGCCTCACCTGAGCGCCGGTTGACCAGACCAGCTCAACAGTTCGCTCCTCGACGTTGATCGTCTCGGGGGCGAACATTGCCCGGGTCTGTAGGAGACCGTCGCTCATGTGCACTCCTTCGTCCTCTCGATTCTAGGGTCAGCCTGCAGCAGGAGCCCTGGGCGCTGCTGGCGCTGGTGGTTGCTCCGCCTCCGCAGGCGGTTCGCCCGTCGGCGGCAGGGTCGAACCCAGTGGTCGCACCTGCGTCAGGCCGGCGGCGCTCACCTTCCGCGGGTCGGTGTCGAGCACGATGCCCGCCGCATCCAGCAGCGCCATCCACTCCGTCCACAGTCGGATCACCTCATCCGGTTCGTAGCCATCAGCGCGGATCGCTTCTTGCGGCGGCAGCAGGCCCGCGCGCACGCGGGAGATCGTGCTGTTCGTCTCGCTCTGCGGGTCGTAGAGCTCACGACGCGGCGGCGTCCAGTCCGCGCTCAGCCCATCGGTGGCGATGCCCATCGCCGAGGCCTGCGTCGACCACCAGCTCCAGATCCGGTCGAACACCATCGGCGCCAGCACCTGCCAGGTGTCGCTCATCAGCCGACGCTGGAAGCCGATCCATCCCATCCGCCCCTGCGTGAAGCTGCCGCCCGAGTAGTCGCCCGTCAGCTCCTCGTAGGTGATGCCGATCCCCGCCGCGATCTCCAGCAGGTAGGTCTTGATCACACGGTCGATCTCGCCCGCCGCCGGTGGGTTGATCGTCCTGATGTCCTGGCCGGGGCCCAGCCGCACAATCCCGCCCGGTTCGATCCGATCGCCGATCGTCGACTTCTGGTCGCTCGTTCCATCCAGGTCCACCACCGCAGCGGCCAGGCATGCCGCCACCTTCTCCTTCATCAGCCGCGCATCGAGCAGATCGCCCAGGTCCTTCAGCCGCACCATCACCGGCGCCAGGCAGCTCACCCCACGCGTCATCCCAGGACGCTCCGGCGTGAACAGGTGGATGATCTGCTCCGCCGGCACCGTGTTGCTCACGATGCTCGTCGCCTGCACCGCAGACTCGCCCGGGTGGTAGTTGTAGATCCAGAAGCTCTCGCGCCGGCCCTCGGCGTCGTAGACGATCCCGCGCTTCGTCCACCCCTGGCCCGTCACGCCCGGCGTGTCGTGCGTCTCGTCGATCCAGTCGCCCTCCATCACCTGCAACTGCATCGGCACCAGCAGGCCCAGCCGGCGGATCGTTGCCGCGCTCGGCGTCCGCATCCTGATCAGCACCTCACCAGACTCCTTCCAGGAGCGCACCGCCTGCGCCATCAGCCCGTCGAAGTTCTGCAGCCCGTGGTAGTCGCACTGCCGCGGGTCGGCCATCCACCCGCGCATCAGCTCCGTCACCCTCTCGCCTTGCCGACCGTTGCGCCGGGCCTGCTTCGCCTTGAAGCTCCACCCCGCGCCGATCAGGTTCGTTACCCATGACTCGACCGCCTTGCGCGCATAGGGGTTGTTGCGCACCAGGTCCCGCGCACGATCGCGCTGGATCCCAAACCCCCGAGCACTCGCAGCATCAGCGCTGCTCCCCTGCGTCACCCACGCATCCGTCCGCCGGCCACGGGCCGCGGCGTCGTAACGCCGCATCTGGCTCAGCTGGATGCGGGCCGCCTGCCGACGCAGCGCCGCACGCGGCGAGATGACGGCCAGCAGCTGCTCAAGTGGATTCATTCGTAATCCCGCACCACGGCCGGGTAGTCGATCCGCACCACCGGGGCAGTGGCCGCCGCCAGCTTGCTGGCGATGAGGTTGCGCGCCCTGAACAGCTCGTTCATCGACTGGTACCGCACCACCTTGTCGTCGTAGCGCACCTCAAGGTAACCGCCGGCGATCGCTTCCTCGATGGCCGCCAGATGCGCCTGCGTGAATGTGCTCATCCGGGCCACCTCCGTTCGCTCATGCTACTCAGTCCCAGAAGCTGCTCCCGGAGCTGGCCGGCCGCGCCTCCTCTTCCTGCTGAACTGGCGCCGGCCGTTGCTCCACACGCTCCACACCGCCATTGCGCTCCTCATCCCACCGGTCATCGCTCCACCGGTCCGCGCCAACCAGGGCCGCGGCCGCTCGGGCATACACCCTGCAATCGAGGGCCTCGTTGCGCGGCCGGGTCTTGATCCACTCGAACTTCGTGTACCCCCGCCGGTCGATCGTGTTCGTCAGCCGCTCAGCGCACAGCATCCTGAAATACTCCTCTCCGTGCTGCGGGAAGTGGCACCAGCCGTGCGGCAGCAGCTCACCCTCCTCGGGCAGGCCCCGTCGCAGCCAGCCGTACAGCTCGCCTTTCGCCGTGCTGGTGCCCACCCCCCAGACCTTCACGCCGCCACGCAGCGGCTTGCCGTTGCGCAGCACCTCCGCCTTGCTTGGTGTGCCGATGATTGCCATCTGGCTTTCGACACCACGGACCGCGATCACCCGGTTGCCGGCCTGGCTGCGCACCCACCGGTAGACCTCCTGGCTCCTGAAGTTCGAGTCGATGGCCGTCATCCGGATCGGCAGCCGCTGCCCATCGCCGCGGCCGAACTCGCTCTTCACGAACTTGGTCAGCTCGCGCCACACCGCCGGTTGCGCCGTGTCACCCGCCAGCACCTGGTAGTCCAGGCTCCAGCTCTCCATCCCAGGACCCCAGCCCACCACCTCCAGCTCGATGCGATCCATCTGCACGTCCGCTCCGCAGGTGATGAACACCACCCCGTCCGGCACCGTGCCCAGTTCATAGAGCTCCCGGCGGTTGTAAAGCGCCTCCCAATCCGGCGCTTCGCCGTCGTCGTTCCAGCATTCCGCCAGCACGGTGTTGGTCCAGGGCTTCAGCTCCGCCGGGTTGTCCTTCGCCTTCTCGTAGCCCACCGCCGCTTCAGTCCAGCTGAACCAACCCAGCGGGCTGTAGAGCGCTGAGCAGTGGTACCCCTGCATCTCACGCTCCGGGAACAGCGGCTCCCACCACTCGTCGTCGAACACATCCGGGTCGTACCACCAGGCCTTCGCGTCCTCGCTGATCCCCTCGCCGCACTCCTCGCAGATCAGCACCGGCGGCTGCCGCAGCGTGTTCGGCAGGCCCGGGTCCTTCGGGTCGTAACGGATCCGATCCCACTCGATCATCTGCCGGTGCCCGCAGTGCGGACAGGGCACCAGCAGCCGCTGCTGGTTGCTCTGCTCCCACTTCCCCCAGACCGCACTCCGCCCCGCCAACGTCGGCGTCGACGTCCACGCCTGCTTCTTCCGCACGCCGAAGGTCCGCGTCCGCGCGCTCACGATCGCCAGCGGGCTCCCTTCCTCGTCCACGTCCGCTGGCCACCGGTCGATCTCATCGCCGCCCAGGAACCGGATCGGCATCGACGCCAATCCACTCGCAGCGTTCGCGCCACCCAGGATCAGGAACCCGCCGGCGAACTCCTTCATCAGCTGGGTGTTGCCCGAGTCCCGCTCACGCGGCGCCTTCACCTTCTCCCCCAGGCTCGGCGTCGCCTCGATCATCGGCGCGATCCTCATCTTCGAGTACCGCTTCGCCATGTCGATCGTCGGCTGCACGAACAGCGCCGGCCCGGGCTGGATGTCCATCACGTAGCCCATCCAGTTGTTCAGCATCTCGCTCTTCCCCATCTGCGCGCCGAACACCAGCACCACCTCCTGCACCGTGCTCGTCGCCGACAGGTCATCCATCGGCTTCCGCAGGTACGGCGTCCGCGCCGTTCGCCACGGCCCGTGCTCGCTGCTCGCCTTGCTGCTCAACACCCGCCGCTGATCCGCCCACTCGCTCACCGTCAGCAGCGGGTCCGGGCGCATTCCACGCCAGAACGCGCCCAGCGATTCCTCAATCGACGCCAGCGGCACGCACCAACTCCTCCAGGGCCCTTACATGATGCCGGTCAATCACCTGCATCACCGCTGCTCGCTGCTCCTGGGTCAGCCCGCCCACCGTCGTCGCAATCTCGCCCACCATCTGCTGGCTGGTGCGCATCACCGCATCACGCACCTGCATCCCGGCCGCAGCGAACCCGCGCTCCACCGCCGCCTTCTCCAGCAGCTTGCCGCTCCGCTCCTCGTAATCGAGCTTGAGCAGCATCGCCTTGTAACCCTCGGCCGCCGCCTTCGCTGACGCATAGGTCCCGGCCCCGCCCTTGTTCCCAGGCGGTGGCGGCAGCGGCGCATCCGGCACGTCCTCTCCACGCGCCCTGGCCTTTCCTGTGTTGATCTGCTCCGCCGTCCGCTGATACTGCGGCTCGGTGTTTCGGTCCCACTCCAGCTCCGCAATCTCAGGGTCGATCACATAGTTCCGCGGACCCTTGCGCTCCACCGCACGCTTCAGCCGCCCGCTCTTGATCGCCTTCCGCACCGCCTGCGGGCTTACCCCACGCTGGGCCGCAAACTCAGCAACGGTGATCAGCACAATGCGACGTAGAACCCAGCGCTGACCAGCTTCACCGCCAGGCCTGCAGGCGCTGGCCGCACCAGCTCGATCGGCGTGTCCAGTCCAGTCATCCCGCGCACCAGGGCCACCAGCTGGTCGATCAGAATCACCGAATGGCCGCGGCCTTCCAGCATGTCGTCCACCGTCACCTCAGGGCCCACCGCACCGAACTCGATCCGCATCGGCCAGCCCCTCACATGACCATCCGGCCCCCACTGGCAGCCATAGCGGATGCTCGACACTTCAATCATCAAACCCCGGCACGAACGGCCGGCGAGAGGTAGGTGCATCCTGCCAGGGCATGAGCACCATCGTCCCGGGTGTCGCCTTCACCGCCGACACGATGTTCTGCCCCGGCGAGGCGTCGATCCACGTCCACACCTGCGCATCGCCCCACAGCAGCCGCGGCTGTGACACCACCACCCCATGCAGCTGCAACATTCCAGACCCGGGCAGCTGCAGCACCTCCAGCCCCAGCCTCTCGCTCAGCGCCCACGCCAGCACCTGGCCGCCACGATCCACGCCATGCACCCCCACACGGTCTCGCGGGCACTGCGCGGCGATCAGATCCACCGCTGCATCGAACCCGGCCCACGTGAGCATGAGCAGCATCAGCCCTTCCCTGGAACCCACGCCTTATTGAAGCTCCCCCCGCCAGCTTGCGTGGGCATCCCAGCTCGATTCACCAGCCGGATCACTTCCTCCGACTCCATCCCCAGCCGGCGCCGGATCTCGCGCTCAGGCACGCCGTCGTCCACCATCCCCCGCACGATCTCCGCCATCCGCAGCACCGCATGAACGCCTCGGGCCCGGTTGTGACGAATCGTGCTCATCATCCGGTGCACCGGATCCAACCGCACCTCCACCACCGGCACCATTCCGCCCGTCAGCTTCGACACCCGCTCGTCGCCGCTCACCGTCCACCGGTGGAAGCCATCCACGATCGTGTGCTTCCCGCCCTCCGCCGGCAGCACCACCACCGGCTGGGTCCATCCGTCCTCGAGCAGGCTGGTGATCAGCAGCTCCAGCTCTGGCGCTGCCACATGGTTCGGGTTCCAGGCGTTGCCGACCAGCTTCTCCCTGGGCACCCACCGCACCTTGCTCACCGGCTGGTCCTTCACACTCATCGGCTATCCTTGCTGGGCACTGGGGGGGTTCCCCGGTCGGTTCCCGGTTCCCGGTGGCTGCTCTGGCCTGAGAAACGAGCGCAGCAACCGGGATTGTTTGTGGAAAGGCCTCCTTCGGGGGGCCTTTTTCATTGGCCTCACTTCTCCAGCGCCTTCACCTGGTCGAACGTCAGGCCCGCCTTCGCCGCAGCCGTCATCGCGCGCTGCGTCAGCTGGCCCTTCTTCCGGTTCTTCAGGTCCCCACGGCTCACGATGATGCAGATGTACTTCCAGCTGAGGCCCGACATCACGTCGTCCTCTGCATCCGGCACCGGCCGCCTGGTCTTCTTCCGGTGCATCTTCAGCACCCCAGCCAGCCCCCGCGCAATCTCGCTCCGCTGCGGCTCCGGATAGAGCTCCAGCATGCTCAGCGCCCACTGCCGCCAGCTCATCCCAGGCGGCGGCTCCTTCAGCCTCGCCCCATACAGATCCGTCAGCGCATACCGCCCCGCCGTGTTCACGCCCTCCACCCGCCGCAGCATCCGCTCCCACAGCTCCGGCCAGCCCTCGGCGTACTTCCACAGCCCGCCCAGCGGCTCCTCGCCGAACGGTGGCGTCACCCGCTGCAGGCTCACGCTCGTGCCCAGCATCGCCTGCACGTCATACGCCCGGTTGTAGTCCCACCCCTGCTGCCGCGCCGCCCGCCACACGTCCTCCGCACGCCAGTCGTAGATCGGCTTGCAGTTCACGTAGTACCCCATCCGCGCATCCGCGATGTAGTTGTCCCGCGTCTTCCGCAGCACCGTCTGCAACCGCCGCGGCGACTCCTGCGCTCGGATCCCCGTCAGGTCCGCCACCCGCCCGCACTCCGGCCCGAACAGCGCCGGGCCCACGTCATCCACCTGCATCCCCGCACGGAACCGCGGCACATCCGCTTCGGTGATCGCTCCCGCCGGCAGCGGCCGGATCCATCGATCCCGCGCCGCCGGATCCCAGCACACCCACCACGGCTGGCTCCTCGAGCATGCGTTCCGGTGCGTCACCGGCAGGCACACCCACCACAGCCGCACATCCTCCCGGCCACGCACCCGCTCCACGTACTCCACCGTCTCCGGGTAGCAGGCCTCCTCATCCACGAAGTAGACATCGAGCGGCAGCCGGCCGCGCTCCCTGGCCACCTGCGCCGTCAGGTTGAGCACCACCGTCGAGTCCTTCCCGCCGCTGAAGCTCACCACCACCCGGTCCACCAGGTCGTAGATCCGCCGGATCCGATCCAGTGACACCTCCAGCACGTCGCGCTCGATCGCCCTGGGCTTCAGCGTCATCGCGTCTGGATCCCATCCAGCACCGCCGCCGATACCCCGCCCACCATCGTCCGCCGCACCATCGGGTGGTCCACGTCCGTCGGGCCCGTGTCCGAATCCGGGTGCCACGCGATCACCGTCAGCCCATGCTCGGCGCCCGTCAGGAACCGGTGCTCTCCATGCGGATGGATCACGAACACCATCCCAGGCCGCAGCTCCTGCCGACCCTCCGGCGTCTCGCACCACCCGCGACCGCGCACCACCATCCCCACACGCACGCTTGGGTGGCTGTGCATCGTCTGCACCGTCCCCATCGGGAACCACAGCCCGTTCAGGCACGGGTCACCCAGCCGCACCGGCGGCACCAGCAGGCTGTCCGTGCAGCCGTCGATGTACCGCAGCCGACCCCTCTCCTCGAGGGGCCCGCCGATCGTCATCATCCCCAGCCACCCCGCCCTGCTGATCACCAGCCCGCGGCTCAGCTCCGTCCCCACTGGCCGGATCTCGCACTTCCCCGGGGCCGCCGCCCACATCCCAGCCGTCAGCACATGGGGCCAGGCCCCCGACTGCCGCACCGTCAGCGCACCCTGCCAGCAGAACACGAACTGCGTCGCGTCGCCCCCCAGCACCAGGGCCCCATCGTCCACGCCCCACAGCCGGCAGTCCGGCAGATCCCTCAGCAGTCCATGCCCCAGCTCAATCAGCTCCAGCGCCTTGCTCATCCATCCACTCCCTGCAGAGCGTCGCCAGGGCCTCCGGCATCCCCTCCAGCCCCCATCGCTCCTTCGCCATCCGCACTGCCGACAGCACCGACTCGCGGTCATCCCACCGCAGGTTCACGCTGAAGACGTGCCGCTCATCCACCGGCCCGCTCTCGTCCTCGGCCGTCGTCCCGTCGTCATCCGGCTCCGGCGGCGCCGCCCCAGGGCGGCCCTCCTCCGGCTCCACTCGCTCGTTCCCGTTGCTGCTCCCGCCGCCGCCCATCTCCTCGAGCACCAGCAGCTCCAGCCCATCATGCAGCCGCTTCAGGTCGTCCTCGTCGAACCCCAGCACCCGCGGGTCCAGGTCGATCGCCGCCAGCTCCTTCGCCAGCAGCTCCTCATCCCACGTCGCGCCCTCCGCCAGCCGGTTGTCCGCCAGCAGGTACGCGCGCCGCTGCTTCTCATCCAGGTGGTCGAGCACCACCACCGGCACCTCAGCCAGCCCCAGCAGCTGCGCTGCCTGCAGCCGCCCATGGCCCGCCAGGATCCCGTCCGCACTGTCCACCAGGATCGGCGCGGTGAACCCGAACTCGCGGATGCTCGCCGCGATCTGCTCCACCTGGCGCTCTGAATGGATCCGGGCGTTGTTGGCATACGGCCGCAGCCGCTCCAGCGGCCACATCTCCAGCCGCTTCGCCATCGCAGGAATGCTCACGTCGCTCATGCCGCAATCAGGCCATCGCAACCATCGTGACGCAACCGGGCCGCCGCCTACCGGCAGGTCCTTCCTGTCCAATTTCTGCCCCAGGCCAGGCCTCAGCTTTTCGCAATAAGCGCCCTGCTTTGAGAAACCCTGTCCACGACTGGGCTTGGCAACCCCGCAAAATGGCTGGCTCTAGCCAAAAATCGGGGCTCGCGGACCCGCACCCGGTTAGCAACCAGGAGGACCCAAAGGGGTGGGGGTGGTTGCGGAGTGGTTGCGGAGTGGGGGCAATGGATCAGGCACGACCAAAGCCCCTGCCCATGGCGCCCAGGGCACGGAGGATGCCCTTCTCCAGTGCGTCCTCAATGCGCACCTCTGTGCGTGCCTGGAGTGCTGGGGACCACTTGCCCCCGGTGTAGATGGCATGGATGGACGGGCCATGGATCACATCCAGGGGATAGCGCTCCTTGCCCCTGCGCTTGAAGGGGAGACCCTTGGCGATGAAGCCCGACCTCACCAGGGAGCGCTGGCCCCGGTAGATGCTCATGTTGAGGCCCTTGCGTGTCTGCTTGGGCTTGAACTGCATGGCGGTGATGGGCTTGCGGGAGGTGCGGATGATCGCGGTCTGCCCGCCGTCCCGGTATTGGGGCTGGGTGACGTCCTGCTTGATGCGTCCGGCTGCGAGTGCGTAGCGCTGGCCGATCGACTTGGCGAGGGTGGTGCGTCCGGCCCGGGCAGCATCGCGGACGCCTGAGCGGATGGCCTTGGGGATGTCGTGGGAGGAGAGTTGAGCGAGTGCCTGAGCCAGCTCGGTGTCACCAAGGACGCGGGCGTTGATGTCGATCTGGGCCATGGGGAGATCCTCCTGGGTTCAGGGTAGGCCTGGAGAGGGCTGCCCTACCTATTGCCCCACCTTTTGGGAGGTAGGGCAGAGGTAGGGCACCCTCAAAACCCTGCCCCTCATTGGGGTTTGCCCCTTATTACCCTACCTACCCTACCTAAAGGGATAGATAGAGTAATAGGGGAAGGAGGGGGATAGGGTTTTGGAAAGTCTGCGGCAGAGGTAGGGCATAGGGCAGGTGGGGCATCAAGAAGAAAACCCCAGGTGTGGCCTGGGGTTCCGGGGTGCCCTACGTCGTTTTGGCGGTAGGGCATCAAGTGTGAGGTGGGGCAGCGGTCAGCCCGTCGGAAACCATCGCCAGGCCCGTTGACCGTCGACCATGGCCCTACGGCGCTCGTAGCCCATCGTCCTGAGGATGTCGGCGATGGACATCTGATCGGCGCGGGTCTGGCGCTCGATGGGCTTCTGGATGGCCTCGACGAGGATGCGCTCGGTGGTGATCGGCTCGCCGACCATCCGCTGGCTGAGCCAGGTCTGGATGGCTGGCAGCCAGGGGTTGTCGACCTGGTAGCCCTCGTTCTCCTGTGTGACCTGCTGCGCCAGGTCGGGCGGCAGGAAGTTGGCGTCGCCAGAGCGGTAGGCGTGGACGGCGGCGCTCCAGATCGCGTCGCGCTCAGCCATGAGGGTGCCGGTGTCGATCGGGTCGAGCTCGCTTCGAGTGGTGGGGATGACCCAGAAGCGGCGGTTGCCGGTGTCATCGACCAGGAAGCCGGTCTGGCGGTTGGTCGAGCCGACGATGATGCCGCGCCTGGGGAACGACTCGGTGGCCTTGCCGTAGGGGACGCGGAAGAGGTCGGTGGCTTGGGAGAGGAAGGACTTGATCTGGCCGGCGTGCTTGCGGCCCATGATGTGGTCGAGCTCTGCCCACTCCATGATCCAGGAGCGGTGGAGCACCATCAGGTCGTCCTTCGAGCTGATGTCTCCCAGGGCATCGGAGAAGAAGGGGCCGCCGAGGGCAGACCAGAACGAGCTCTTGCGTGCGCCCTGATCGCCCATGAGCACGCAGGCGGTGTCGTGCTTGCAGCCAGGCTCGAAGACGCGGCGCACTGCGCCGATGAGCGTGCATCGAAGCATGTGGTCGTAGAGGGTGGGCCCGCCGGCCTCGGAGTCCTCCGGGCGAAGGTACGCGGTGGCCAGGCCGCCGATGTAGGCGGGTGGGATGGTTGCTGCGACGTGTTCCAGGTAGAGGGCCACGGGGTCGTAGGGGTTCTCGTGCGCCACCTGAATGAGGCAGTCGAGGGCCAGGTCTTTGCTGACCTTGAAGTTCTGCTCGGCGAGGGTGAGGTAGAAGCGCTCAGCGCCCTCGAGCACGCTGCCGTCAAGTTCGATCTGCTGGGAGTAGCGGTTGAAGCGGATGCGGCCGCCTGTGGCCTGGGTTCGGAGCATGGCGAGCAGCTCACCGGCCTCGAGCTTCGTGGGCTTGGAGAAGCTGGGGGCGTAGGGCTGTTGCGGGGCCTGCTGGGGGGAACTATCTGGCGGTTCCGGATGGTTGGCCTGCTGCTGTGGCCTGGGGGGCTGTGGCAACAGTGGGCGTGTGGTGCGGGTGTGGAAGCGAAGGCGCTCGTGGAGCTTGTCCTCGGGTGTGGAGGGCCTGGGTGTGCGGCCGTCTGCCCCATCGAAGCGCCGCCAGGCCTTGCGCTCGTCGAAGTCGCGGGCCTTGCACGCCGCGGCCTGGATGTGGAGTGCGTAGGCCTGGGATGCGGTGATGTCGGGCTGGTGGCCCTGGGCGCGGAGCCATTCCTCGGTGCCGCGCAGGTCGAGGGCGAGGGCCAGCTGATCGTCGTTCCAGCTGCCGGGTGTGCCGCCGGATTCGATCAACTCGCGGGATGTGCGGCTGATGAAGTCGAGCAGCGGGAGGGGCCCCGGGCCAGGCCCTGAGGGTGGCGGCGGTGGAGCGGTGCTGAGCAGTGGTGTGGGATCGGGCTGTGGAGCCTGGTCCTCGAGCAGCAGCTCGATCAGCTCGATGGGTGCGGTGGCCAGCTCCTGCTCACCCGGGCCGCGGCCTTTGAGCCAGCGGTAGCCGGAAGTCTCAGGGTGGCGGCCTGCGACGACCGAGTAGTGACGCGCCCAGCGGAGGTCGATCTGCTCGGCCTTGCCGTCGGGGCCGAGGATCTTGGTGGGCTTGCCGGTGGCGGGGTCAGGGTCGCCTGTGTGCCAGTATCGACGGTTGCGAAGCGCGGGCCAGAACTGCTCAGGGACGGAGTAGATGATCTGGAAGCGCCCGTCGCGGCCTGAGGTCATGGCCCAGGACTTGGGGAGTGACCGCAGGGGGATGCCGAGGCGCTCCAGCTGGGCGGTGGCGGAGATCCCGTCGTGATCGACGAAGAGGACGCCTGATGCGGTGCCGGCCACCACGCCGATGGCCTGTGCGCGGCCGGCGGTGATCTCCGCAGCCATCTGCGCCTTGGTCATGGGCTGCTCTGCCCAGTCCCAATCCTTGATGTAGGGGCGCTTGTTGGGGCCGATGGCGACGAACGCCCAGTGGTCTGGAAGGCGGTCGAGTTCCTGGAGCAGGTCGGCCATGGGTCAGCCTGCCGTCTCGATGAGATCAGCCAGGCGGCGGAGCTCAGCCTGAACGGAGCGTGAGGTGGGGCCCGGGAGCTGCTGAAGCAGTGTGGCGCGCTGGCGGAGGAGCTCGGTGATGCGCCGGCGCTCGTGGCCGACGCCGGCTGCCCAGGCGACGGAGTCGCGCAGTTCGAGAATGGCCAGTTCAGGGTCGTGGGGGCTCATGCGGGTTCGTCGTCCCATTCAGGGTCGAGGACTGCTGTGGAGAGGAGGTGGCCCGGCAGGAGCTCCTGGGCGGTGGTGATGGCGTGTGATGGTGAGATGGCCATGAGGGGGAAGCGGATGGGTTGTTCACCGCGACGCCGGGCCGTGACGATGTAGCGAAGGGGGACGGGGTCAGTCATGGGGCATCCTGCTGTTGGACCGGCAGGTTGGCGGCAGTGATGCGGTTGTGGAGGCGTCGTGCTTCGCGGACGGTTGATTCGGTGACGATCCAGCCCCAGCCACGAAAGCGGATCTGGTGCTCAGCCCAAAGCTCGGGTTTGGCGGCCCAGTCGATGGCGTGCTGATCGGAGGGGGGCTCGCAGTGGTGAGCGTCGCGGTACAGCTTGCGAAGGCGGTGGCGGGCTGTTTCGAGGGAGAGGGTCATGGCAAGAGGCATGAGGCCCTCGCAACCTACGAGCGCTGGGTGCCCGGCGGGAGGCCGTCGTAACAGTGCGTCACACAGGCGGGAGGTGCGGGGGGAAGAGGATGGCCCGGGCTTCGTCGACGTTGTGGGCGACGCCAGCGAGGCCACCAGCGGCCTGCACGTTGGCGATGAAGCGCTCCTGTGCGGCTGAAGCCTTGGCAAGGTCTTTGGTTTCGACGGCTGCAAAGACAGCGATGCGCTGGCCGACCATCTCAGGCGTGATGACGAGGCTGCGCCAGCCGATCCAATCGGATGTCCCGCGGAATGGCTTACCCCCCTGGGAGCCAAGGCCATAGGCCACGGGCCGGCCTGTGCGATCGAAGAGCGAGCCGACGTTGTTCCGCAGCAGCCTGCAGAGGCCGCGGCCGAACTCCAGTGCGATGGCTGCGGAGACGGCGGCCTCATCGGAACTGCGCCTGGGCATAGCGATTACGGCCCCCTCGGGCATTGAGCATGTGGGTGACCCATCCTGGCTTGTAGCCGCGCTCCTTGGCGATCGCTTCGAGCTCTTCCTTGGTGCGGGCCTTGGCGACCTCGCGGCGGGATTGCCGTCGGGCCAGCTCTGGGTCGAGCTCCTCGAGGTCACCTTCGACGACCTGCATCTCTCGCACGATCACCTCGAACTGGTGGCCGCACTCAGGGCACGGGTTGCAGACCGATGGGATCTGGCAGAGGCACGACGGGCAGATCTTGATCGGCGGGCCGCTGGATTCAGCCTTTTGGCGGGCCACCTTCCCTTCGAGGGACCAGGGGCGGTAGTCGGTGGGTGTGCCGTGCTTGAGGACGTCGCCGATGTAGCTGTTGCCGACGTGGTCGTTGATGACGGCGAAGGGCTTGCCGCCGGCGGCGATGGCGGCCAGGCGGCCGGAGGTGGTGTCGAGATCGAAGCCGGGTGCGTAGATGGGCCTGAGCACGCGGCCGACCTGCTGCAGGAAGAGGGTGAGCGAGTCGGTGGGCCTGTAGAGGATGGCGCCAGCGACGGAGGGGATGTCGGTTCCCTCTGAGATCACGTCGACCGATACCAGCACCTTCAGGGAGGCATCGCCGAGGTCGCGGATCATGCGCCGGCGCTGCCCACGATCGAGCTTCCCGTCGATCACAGCCGAGGAGATCCCACCCTCGCGGAAGGCATCGGAGAGAGTGGTGGCCACCTCCAGGTTGGGGGTGAAGGCGATGGCGGTGCCGTTGTGGAGTGGGGCGATGGTGCGGCGGTAGTGGGTGACGGCATCGCCCATGAACTGCCTGCGGCGAAGGATCTCGCCGGCCTCCTGCTTGCCCTTACGGCTGTCGAACCGCTTGACCATCGAGAGGTCGAGGCCTTTGGGGTGGTAGATCTTCGCGCGGGTGAGGAAGCCCTCGTCTGTGAGCCAGGCGGCATCGGGGCCGAGGATCATCACCTGGAACATGCCGCCGAGGCCCTTGCCGTCGAGCCGCTCTGGTGTGGCGGTGACGCCGAGCACCCGGGCGGTTGGCATGGCGGTGAGGATGGTGGCCCAGGTGCCGGCGACGGCGTGATGGGCCTCGTCGACGACCACCAGCTGGAACCAGTCGGGCGGGATGAGATGGAGCCGCTTCACGAGGGTCTGCACGGATGCAACCTGGACGGGGTAGCGCAGGTCCATGCGGTAGCCGGAGGCGATGACGCCATGGGGGCAGCCGACGGCATCGATGGCGCGTGAGGCCTGATCGACCAGCTCCTGGCGGTGGACAAGGATGAGGGTGCGGTTGTTACGCGCGGCGGCCCGTTCAGCGACATGGACGAAGGTGAAGGTCTTGCCGCCGCCGGTGGGCAGGACGAACAGGACGGTGCGATGGCCAAGCCTGTAGGCATGGCGGATCTCCTCTGTTGCGGTGACCTGGAATGGCCTGAGCGCGAGCATGCTTGAGGCGAGAGGTTGGCGGTTGACGTAAGGGGAAGGATGGCAGATTATCGGCCGAAATCAATGCTTTGTGACAGTATGTAACGGGATTTAGCGGGAGACGGAAGTATGGCGAGGGAAGCCCTTATGGTCGGTCTCGACCCCCACTATTCACAGGCCCGCTGATGCCCCCGAAGCTCATCCACCATCCTGACCTCAGCAATGAGGACTATCACCACCTCAAAGCGGTTAGCCCGTCACAGATCAAGATCCTCAAGCGGTCTCCGCTGCACTACTTCGACCAGTTCCTGGCCGAGGACCGTGTGAAGAAGCCGCCGACGGACTCGATGCTCAAGGGCACGGCGCTCCACACAGCGATCCTGGAGCCGGACCTGTGGGACAGCACCATTGCTGTGCCGAAGCAGACATTCGACCGCCGCACCAGGGCGGGCAAAGAGCTGGCTGCCGAGTTCGCGGCCGAGAGCGCCGGCAAGATCGTGCTGACGCCCGACGATGCCGACGAAGTGCGCCGCATGGCTGATGCTGTGCGCAAGCACCCGGCCGCGGCGTTTCTGCTGGAGCTCCCCGGCCGCCGTGAGGCCTCCTACACCTGGACCGATGAGGCCACGGGCCTGGAGTGCAAGACCCGACCGGACTGGCACAGCGAGGATCGGCGGATCGTGGTGGACGTGAAGACGGCGGCCGACGCCAGCCGGGCTGAGTTCTGCCGATCGATCAGCAACTACGACTACCACGTGCAGGCGGCGTGGAATCTGGACGCCCAGGGCGGGGAGCTGTTCCTCAGCCTGGTGGTGGAGAACAGCCGGCCCTACGGGGTCGCGGTCTATCCCGCATCTGAGGCGCTGCTGGCTGCCGGCCGCCGGCGGATCGAGGCCGGGATGACGCTGCTGGCCGACTGCTGGAAGAACGACTCCTGGCCGGGCTACGGCGACCAGATCCAGGAGCCGATCGACCTGCCCGGGTGGAACCGGGACTGAGCCCCATCACACCATTTGTTCCTGAGAACCATTTGCAATGAGCCAGCTTCAACTACCAGCCCAGGTGAGCCAGCTTCGAGCTGATCTGAGCCGCATGACCAAGGAGTTCGAGACGGCGCTGCCGACTGCGATCCCTGCCGACCGCTTCATCCGCACCGTCGTCACGGCGGTTCAGATGCAGCCGGACCTGCTGGGGGCCGACCGGCGGACGCTGATGAGCGCCTGCATGAAGGCGGCGCAGGATGGCCTGCTGCTCGATGGCCGAGAGGCCGGGCTGAGCGTCTACAACGACCGCCAGAACGGCGGGAAGACGGTGGCCTACTTGCCGATGGTGGGCGGCATCATGAAGAAGGTGCGCCAGTCGGGCGAGATCAGCAGCATCAGGGCCCACGTGGTCTACGAAGGCGACCAGTTCGAGTACGAGCTGGGCGACGAGGAGCGCATCATCCACAAGCCCAGCCTGTCGCAGCAGGGCGGCAAGGCCCTGGCGGTCTACGCGATCGCGCGGTTCAAGGACGGCGACATTCAGCGCGAGGTGATGAGCTTCGCTCAGGTGGAGAAGATCCGGGCGAAGGCCACGGGCATCGGCAAGGCCTGCTGGGCGAGCGAATGGGGCGAGATGGCGAAGAAGACCGTGATCCGCCGTCTGGCGAAGCGGCTGCCGAGCAGCAACGACCTCGACCAGGTGCTGCAGAGCGACAACGCGCTGAGCCATGGCGTAACCCAGGTGGCGGTGATCGATGAGCAGAAGGCCCCGCCGGCGGCCATCGAGGCTGAGCCAGTGACGGTGGCGGCGCTCAACCGGCAGATCGCAGCGGCAAGCGAAACCGCTGCAGTGTCAGAGCCGGATTCTGACGAAACCTCGCCTGTCGGTGATGTTGCGGAGCAGAAAGTATTGCAGCCAGAAGTGGTTGCTGATGACCCCTTCTAAGGAGTGCGGCCTATGGGTGAGCGTGCGTATTTGACGAGCAAGGAAGTCGCCGATCGTTGGCGGCTCAGTGACCAGACGTTGGCCAACTGGCGCTACGCGGGCAAGGGCCCGCCATTCATCCGGGTTGGCAGCCGGGTTCTATACCCCATCGAGGGGATTCATTCATTCGAGAGACTCGATCCATCATGGCTTTCATCGGACAACTCACAGGCAACCTCGGCCGAGACCCCGAGCTGAGGTTTTTGGACACTGGCACGGCCGTCGCTGACTTCTCGTTGGCTGTGCGTCAAGCCCCGCGAGGTGGGCAGGACCCGCCGGCTCGTTGGGTGAAGTGCACCGCCTGGGGCAAGACGGCCCAGATCATCACGGACATCCTGCAGAAGGGTGACAAGGTATTCCTTGTGGGCCGTGTGGAGGCCCCGGAGCTGTTCACGCGGCGTGATGGCCAGCAGGGCCTGGCGGAGAAGTTCACTGTGGAGGCGTTTGAAAAGCTGAGCAAAGCGCAGGAGCAGCAGCAGGAGCAGGCGGCCCCGGCTCCTGTTGTCGCGCCAGCACCAGCAGCTGCAGCACCGGCCGGTGCCACAGGTGCTGCAGCGCCTCCTGTTCGTCGGACGGCAGCACCTGCTACGGCATCAGCCACCCAGGGCCAGCAAGCGCTCGTCCCGCCCCCGGTGTGGAACAGCCAGCCGCCGTCCGGTGGGCATGAAGACCCGCCGTTCTGAGCCGTGATCGAGGCGGAGTTCCTGGCGCGGATGCTGCACGGTCGGTGGCGGATCGTGTCGTCGCCATGGGATGTAACAGATTATTACGCGCCCCCGGAATCGACCGGCAATGCGCCTTAGGTTGTGCCCACAGCCCGAGAGGGCGCATCACCTCAGGCCATGGACATCCTCGACTCCACCTACTACCGCGAGCACGGCCGCAAGCCCCGCGGCCGCGGCTCCTGGGCCTTCTGCCCCTGGAGCAAGCAGAACGCATCCGACTACCTGGACCACACGGTGTTCAGCCCCGGCGGCATGACGTTCACCGAGGCAAAGCGCTGGGCACGCCGGCACGCCAGCGACCCCGGCTCGCCGCTGGCCGGCACTCGCACCGTCGCGGTGATGCCCTGAGCGGCTGTCCCTGTCCCTTTATCCCCCCCCACCATGTCGAAACGCAGCATCACCCTCGTCAGCCGCGCCTCGCAGCTGCAGTGCCACGCCGGCCACGTCTCCTTCCTGCTCACCGTCAAGGGCAAGGGCCAGCGGCCTGAGCTCGTCGTCGAGTGCCAGGCGCACCGGGAGCGCGACATCGAGGCGTTCGAGTCGATGGATGAGGGCAGCCTTGTTGGCGTGATCGGCACCTTGCGGCCGATCCAGGAGCAGCACGCGCACACCATCGTGCGGCTCGACCGCCTGGAGATCCTGGGCAAGGCCACCCCGCAGCAGGAGGTGGCGTGATGGCACCGCAAACCATGCCGCCGGCCCTTCGCCGGTTCGCCGAGTTTCTGGCCGCTAATCCCTCGCCCACCGATGTGGTGGCCGGAAAGTTCTACATGGTCCCCTGCGCAACGCATCCAGATGGGACTACTTGGAGGTTTCGCACCAAGCGCGTTCCATTGCTGGGAACGGTGCATGAAGACCGCGACATCGTTGGCTTTAAGCCGTGGCACATCCACGTTGACACCAGGTTTCTTTCGTTCCCAAAAGTCAACATCCTCACGGATCCGTACTCTGACATGCGTGTCTTGGGGACCCCTCTGTCCTTTTCGGATTTCTGGTTTGACGAAGAAAAGATCACCCGGTGGGGCAATGCCAATCTGTCGATGCGTCTCATGAAGGCCCGGCGTGCTGAGCCGCCGGAGTGGCTCAAAGGGATTGCCCGCTGGATGCCCGCCCTCGAATCCTCCTACGCCGACGCCAGCGCCGCGTGCGGCGTCTGCCCCCATCGCCAGATCCCGCTTTCAGCTGGGCGAGACATGGGCAACGGTGTGCGGCAGTGCCCAGGGCATGGGCTGTGTTGGGACCGCGAGGGCCGCATGGTGCGGCGGGAGGTGGCGTGATGGCACTGCACGTCATCTACAAATGCCCAGTCACCGGCTGGGTTGTCATCCAGGATCCGCTGGATCGGAGGAACCCCAACCTGGTTCGCTTCCTGCGTTACAACGGCAAGCGCAAGCTGCTGGACCAGATCGCCGAATGGGATCCCTACACCAGCACTTGGCGGTGCTCGCGGTGGTTCCCGCGTCCGCCCAAGGTGCCCCAGTTGCTGATCGACAAGGTTGTGGCCCACATGAACTTCGAGTGTCGGGCCTGATGTTCAACCCCGACTTCTATCCCACGCCGCCCGAGGTGGCCGCCACCATGCTCGACCCACTCGACCTGCGCGGCCGTGTGGTGGTGGAGCCCAGCGCCGGCACCGGCAACCTGGTGAGCGAGTGCCTGACCCGCGGCGCTGGAGAGGTGCTCACCGTGGAGCCCGAGCCGAAGCTCCGGGCGATCCTCGCGGCCATCCCCGACAGCCGCCTGATCGGCAGCGACTGGCTCAAGGTCACCGCCGACCAGATCAGCCATGCCGACCTGGTGGTGATGAATCCGCCCTTCTCAGCCGATGAGCACCACATCCTGCACGCCTGGGCCATCGCCCCGACCGGCTGCGAGATCGTCGCGCTGTGCAACTGGAACACCGTCAGCAATGAGCGGTGGGGCAACAGGGCCAGCCGGGAGCTGTGCACGCTGATCGAGCAGTACGGCAGCCGCCAGAAGCTCGGCCCGGTGTTCGAGGACGCCGAGCGCACCACGCGCTGCGAGATCGGCCTGGTGCGGCTCACCAAGCCCGGCCAACGTGCAAGCGGCGCTGATGAGTTCGACGGGTTCTTCCTGGGGCCCGATGACATCGAGGCCGAGGGCCAGGGCCTGATCAAGTACCGCCGCAGCCGCGACTTGGTGAACCGCTACGTGGAGGCCTGCAAAATCTATGACCAGCAGCTGGAGGCCGGCGTGCGCCTGCAGGCCCAGGTGGGTGGCATCTACAAGGGCGAGCTGGGCATCCAGATCAGCATGGAAGGCTGCGCGGCGAACAGAAACCGGTTCCGCAAGGAGCTGCAGAAGTCGTTCTGGGAGTCGGTGATCGCCGAGATGCTCCCCCAGGAGATGGCGACCAGCCAGCTGGCAGGGGACATCAACAAGTTCGTGGAGCAGCAGACGAAGGTGCCATTCACCGAGCGCAACCTGTTCAGGATGCTGCAGGTCATCGCCGGCACCACTGATCAGCGGATCGACCGAGCTGTGGAGGCCGCATTCGATGAGCTCACCCGCCACACCGCCGAGAACCGGTGGAACGTGGAGGGGTGGAAGACGAACGACGCCTACCTGTTCAATCAGAAGTTCATCGTGCCCTACCTGGCGGAGAAGGACTGGAGCGGCGGCACAGTCAGCCTGAAGCAGTACTCCGCCAACTTCCCCAGAATCCGCGATCTGATCAAGGCGCTCTGCTACATCACCGGCCGGCCCTATGCCGAGGTGGAGGACCCAGCCGATGGCTACAGCTACATCGATGCCGGCGTCTGGTACGACTGGGGCTTCTTCGAGTTCAAGGTGTTCAAGAAGGGCACGGGCCACTTCAGGTTCAAGGACTTGGAGGACTGGGCCGCCCTTAATGCCAGGGTGGCCCGGATCAAGGGCCTCGTGCTGCCGGAGAAGCTCCGGCGCAAGTCCACTCGCGCAACCAAGCGATGATCCAACTCACCGACACCACCCAGGCCGCCATGGCCCGGGTGGCCACTGCCCCCGCAACCAGCGAGCAGGGCCAGCTGTTGCCCACCTTCCACCCCACGCCCGCCGGCGAGATCCGCATCCAGCTGGGGCGGGTGTGCGGCACGGCCAGCAGCTGGCACCTGGTGCCCGTCAAGATCCGGCAGCTCCGCAGGCTTCTGCCATGACCACCTCCCGCACCTGCCCATCCTGCGGGGGCACCCATGTTCAGGTGCCGCTCAGCCACCGGCGCAGCTATGGCGTCTACCGCCGGCTGGAGTGCTGCCACTGCGGCCACCGGTGGACTGACCGAGAGGCGAAGACCGGCACGCCCCCAGCGCCGCGCCAGCAATGCCCAGAGTGCAGCTCGACCGACACTGCTGTGATCGAGTCGCGGATCATGCCCTATGGCCGCCGGCAGCGGGTGCTGTGCCGCGGCTGCAGCCACCGGTGGACGAACAGGATCGGCGACATGCAGCAGCCCCGCACGCACGCACGCCGCGAAGCGGGCGAACTCACCGAGGGCGAAGTGCGGTTGATCCTCACGTCCACTCGATCGCTCCGCGACTTGGCAGCCGAGCTGCGGGTAAGTCGTGGCGCAGTGCTCGGCGTGCGCCGGGGTGATCTGCATGCCCAGGTCGCACCAGAGCTGCCACGGCAGCCGGCCCAGCCGCGGCGGCTGAGCTGCACCAGCTGTCGGTTCTGGGACCCTGAAGCAGTGCGGCCATGCAAGGAGGGCTGGCCGGATCCGGAGACGGCCGGGCCTGGGTATGCGAACGAGTGCGACGACTACTCACCAAAGCGTGACGGATTGTTACGAGGCTCTACCGATGGTGGGTTGAGGCGGGGATGATTGCCTCAGCGGCACATCCCCTCATGCCCTCTGGACTCAAAACTCTCGACTACACGGTGAACGGCGTCGACATCCTGAAGCTCAATCAGCTGCTCGAATCCCGCACCGGCCACTACCTCCAGACCGATGGCCACGGCTGGCAGATCCGCACCCCTGCCGGCAACCTGTTCATCGAATGGGCCGGCGGCACTCAATCGCAGAATGCCGCGGCCTGCATCAGCTACCTCGCCCACCAGGGCTTCTCCCTTCGCTGACCCCTACCATGCTTGCGAAACTGAAAGGCCTTGCCCTATGGGCGGCACTGCTCCCCGGGCTCTGGTTCGTGCTGAACGACAGCCTGACCGCGATGACGCGCAACGACTGCACCGCCGGGATCGCCCGGGCCTGCCGGAGTCTGAAGTGATGTTCGGATTGATTCGTGGAGCGCAGTGGATCTGCGCACCCCATGGCGACGGCAGCCCAGTGCCGCCTGTGATCACCGCCGAGTCGAGCCGTGAGAATGCCTGGCTGTCGAGCTGCCTGGATGAAGCGATCGAGCGTCAGCAGCTGCTGCGGATGGCGTTCGGCCTGTCCACCGAGATCAGGGCAGTCCGATGAAGACCCGATCCCTCAACGCCCAGCCGTGGCGATTCGAGCCTGGCGACACGGTTTATGTGCGCAACACAGCGCTGGTGCAGGGGTGGCCTGAAGGTCACACCGGGAAGGTAGTCGGCACCTTTGTGGCCAATGGCTGCCCGCACTACCGCGTCGTCGATGGCAACGGCGTGAGCTGGGATCTGGCGCAGATCCACCTGCGCCGCCGGCCGCTTGTGGAGGAGGCGTGATGGCGCACACTATCCATCAGGACAACGATCCTAAGGTTTTCCCCAGGTGGACGATCACGCGCCACCTGACCAGCAGCGCGCTGCTGGTCAGGTTCCGCAAGTGCAGCAGGATGCGCACCCTGCTGGACCAGGTGGCGCGGTGGGACGCTGCAGCGGACGGGTGGGACCCGTCGCGATGGGTGCCCCGGTTCCCGATCGTGCCCCGGGACCTGCTCGACCTGGTGGAGCAGCACATGCGGGGGCTGGGGCTGTGACCGAACTTGTTGCCTACCTGCTGAGCATCCACGACCGGCTGCCCAATCGAGCCTTCATCGCCTGCCTCCCGCTGGCCCAGCTGGCGCCGAAGCCCACCGAGAGGATCAGCACCGAGCGGCTGAAGGAGGTGCTGGGGGTAAGCCATGGGTCCTACGTCAGCAACCTGCTCAAGGAGCTGCGCAAGCACGACCTGGTGGATTACGAGGCCGGCGACTGTGCGGAGCCGGGCTACCTGTTCTTCCGCGTGGGGCCTCGATCACTGCAAACCAAACCAACCGCAATCAAGCCATGACCGACCAGCACCGCGCCACGCCTGAGCAGTGGGATCTAATCGCAGAAACAGACGGCGGCTGCATGTCTGCCACCATCCTCGAACTCCGCGCCCGCGTCGAGGCGCTGGAGGCCCGGCAACCAGCAACGGAATGGCTCCCTAGCACTGCGCGGTTGAAATTGCTTCATGGCGGCTCCCCCGCCGTTAGCGCCGACCCCGCTCCAGCAAGCGAGCCGCCGCCGCTGGACGTCCCTCAGTCGCTGGCCCGCGACTGGATCAACCGCCACGGCACCTTCCGCACCGTGAGCACTGGCGGCCAAAGGGAGCGCACCGGCACCGACTGGGGCATGGTGATCACCGAGGCCGCTCGGTGGGGCCAGCGGCAGGGCTGGGATGCTCGCGCGGCTGCTGAACCTCCAGCTGTCAAGGAATCCTTGACAGCTCCCCCTGCTCACACCATCGCCGAATGCGGCGGCCCGTGCGAGGACGACTTCCGCCTGTGCGACTGCGGGCTGCTCCAGCCGCTGAAACCGCAGTCGCCATCTTCGAAACGGTTGTGGCGAGCGATGGAAGAAGCAGGTCGCCGGGACCTGGATGACAACCCTCATGCCGAACTGGCCGAGTTTTACGAAGCCATGATTCGCGCTGTGGCGGATTGGCTGGAAGCACGCGGGAATCGTGGCAGTGCTGCAGAGCTGCGAGAGGAGGCCAACCGTGCCTGACCACCTGATCATCGACGCCAGCCGCCAGCCGTCGCAGATCCGCTGCCTGCATTGCGGGTTCGCTCAGGATCTGCCGCTGCCCATGCCGATCAACGACCTGGTGTCCCTGGAGCGGCGCATCAACGCCCAGCACAGGGCCTGCAAGCCATCCCCGCCTATCAAGCCACCATTCCCGCCGCCCCGGATCATCCGGGAAGACTTCCTCCCATGAGCAACACCACCAACCGCCTGCCACTTGCTGAGGCTGAGGCCATCGCCGTTGGCGTGATGCAGCAGCTGGAGCCTCACTGCGAGGTCATCAGCCTGGCCGGCAGCCTGCGCCGCGATCGTCCCACCATTGGCGACATCGAGATCGTCTGCGTGCCGAAGCCCTACGACGCCTCGCCCCTGTTCGCCAGCGGCATCGCCACGGTGGTGAACCAGTGGGAGAAGGTGCGGGGGGATCTCCCATGCAAGTACACGCAGCGGATCCTCCCCGAGGGGATCCGGCTTGATCTGTTCATGGTCCATCCCGACGGCTACGGCCTGCAGCGGGCGATCCGCACCGGCTCAGCTGACTGGTGCCGCACGATCCTGGCCCCAGCCTGGGTAGGGGCTGGCTACCACTCTGAAGGTGGCCTGTTGCGCCGTATCGACAACACCGGCGGGATCTATACCTTGGGTTTGGTGGTGCCAGTGCGCACCGAGCCGGAACAGTTCCGGCTGATCGACCTGCCCTGGGTGCATCCGCGGGATCGGGAGGTGAAGCCGTGACCACCTGCAGCAGCTGTTCCAGCGTCATCCCAGATCCTGCTGAGCGGTGGCCCGACGATCACGACGGCACGTTGTGCCAGGAGTGCTGGGAGCGTGAGTGCTCACGGTCCTGGTGGGTGATGGTGCGGGCGCTTGGGGATGCCGGCCTGCTCGACCAGGGAGGGGAGGGGGAGGCAGCAGCCATGTCCTGACCCCGTCTGTGGTCACTGCGTGGGAACGCCCGCCGCGCGGCAGGCTGTCCTCGGAATGTTCAAGCCCCGTAAGCTCTTGGCCTGCGGGGCTTTTCCTTGGATGCGGGGGCAGGATTTGAACCTGCGACCTTCAGGTTATGAGCCTTGTGTTCTGCTCTACCGTGGGGTCCCGTCGCATCACTGAGCCTTGATTCTGCTGGGGATGGACTACCGGCGTGTCCTGGGGTATCCCTGCCGATCTGCGGGAATTGTGGGAACGGTGTGGGAATGAAGCTGACCAAGACCCTCGTTGAAGCCGCCCGCCCCCAGGCCCAGCGCTATCGGCTCAACGACAGCCTGGTACCCGGCATGTGCCTGCTGGTGCTCCCCTCGGGGGCCCGCACCTACTACCTGCGCCACCGCGTCGATGGGGCCCAGCGGGAGCTGAAGCTGGGCACGCCGGTGGAGCTCACCCCCGACCAGGCGCGAGAGCTGGCCCGGGAGGCCCTCGCGCGCGTGCGCGCCGGCGGAGATCCGGGGGCGGAGCGCCGAGCAGCCAGGGTGGCTCCGACGGTCGAGGCCCTCGCCGCCCGGCACCTGCAGGCCCACGCCAGCCGGAAGCGATCGGGCCGCAACGATGAGATCCTCTGGCGACGCCACCTGCTGCCGGCCTTCGCCCGCGTGCGCGTGGCAGCCCTCACCCGCGAGCAGGTGCGTGAGTGGCACGCCTGCCATCCGCAGCCGGCGACCGCCAACCGGGCCCTGGAGGTGCTCGGTGTGGCGATGCGGCTGGCGGAGGACTGGGGGTGGCGGCCGGCGGGCACGAACCCGGCGCGGGGCGTGAAGGCGCACCCGGAGCGGCAGCGGCGGCGGTACGCCAGCGCGGACGAGCTGGCGCGGCTGCGTGCTGCGCTGCAGCAGTGGGAGGCCCAGGGGCCGCTGTCGATG